CCCCTCCCCTTCAAATCCCATAGTCTAACTAACTATGAACCGCTTTTAAACGGCTTCACGTTCCACGTTCTCTATTATCTGGTTAGTCACCAGGTTTTAGCTCCCGTGGATAGTGTTCGGGTTTGAAGGTCCATATGGGCCAGTCGGCGTAAGCCGACTGGTCTTTTTGGATAAGGGTCCCTTTTCGGCGCGGATTTCTCCGTGTCGGTTACTTACAGCCAAACAACTTGAAAGGAGAGGATATGGCTGTGAAGCCTAAGTTCTATCCAATCCTGCCGAGAGAGAAGCGCCAAAAGCGCCAACGATCGGCTCTCAACGATTCTTCGTCTTCCGCTTGTAGCTACCGTTTATATCAATGGCACGAATCGACTAGTAGGATTACACATTCTACAAGTTTCTTCGTTGACAACGATTATACGGCGACTATAGGTTGGAATGCGAAGACCGGTGTGAAGTTGCCTAACTGGAAACAACTAGTGGCTAAAGGCATGGATGCGACAACCCCGTATGCTAGGGAAGTCTACTCCGTGAAACCCGCACGTTATACGGTCGGCTCTACGAACGCATCTTATGTGAACGTAGGTGCCGGTCTTAGTGACGGGGGGTTGCTTAAAAATGAGAAGGAGTGGGATACCCTGAGAGATCAGGCCCTTGCTCGTCTCAAAAATAAGCTTAATGGCCACATTGGCAAAGCGCAGCTTGCAGCACCTCTAGCTGAGAGTCGTGAAGTCCACCGCCTTGTGCGGCAGATCAACACTCTCGGCATAGATATGGTAAAAGCAGCGTTAGCCATTAAGAAAACACGTGGCAAAAGTGCCGCGAAGTTCTTTGGTGATGTTTGGTTGGGTTTCGGGTTCGGGGTTCGTCCCTTGATCAGTGACCTAGCCAATGCAGCTAATGCCATCCTTGATTACCAAACCAGGGAGGATCACCATGTTCGCGTAGTAGGCACTGCGACCAGAGAATACACTTCTGGGCAAGTTATCGCCCCAGTTTACTCCATATGTCCTGGCGTTAAGATTGGTTATACCAATCACGGCCATCATATGCAGGGTGTACACCTCGTGGCAGGCATAGACCTAAAAATTAGGTCTACTGCTTCCTACGGTATGAGCGATCAACTAGGTTTAAGTTTAGGGGCGGTTCCCGGTGCTTTATGGGAATTAGTTCCTTTCTCCTGGGTTGTAGATTATGCTTCTACTGTGGGCGATTGGATTGACGACATGTTCTTCACGATACCTGGTATTGTGAAGTACGTTAGTCGATCTGAGAAGTACCAGACTGAGACTACTGGCGTTCCGTATGCGAGCTATTCTCCGGGTTATACCGGAAGTTTTAGTAGTTCGCCTGCAGAATTAAAGTATGTCAATTTCAATCGCACCGTTCTTGCCACACTCCCTACGCGGCAACTCCGTCTTAAAACAACGGATGAGGTCGCGAAATTCGGATTGACTAAGCTTCTAAACTTAGCTTCCGTGTTAGCTCAAAAACGCGGTCCGAACCTCAAAGATCGACTATCTTAGAGGTAAGGCCTTGTTATGAGTGCTCACTAAGGAGGCATACATGCCTTTTGCACCAACTACACCTGTTACGGGCGCAACGGTTACGGGATTAACTTCCCCGACCTATACGCTCACAGCCGACACGCCACCGAACATTAATGGTAAGCAATTCGCCATTACTGCACTCGGTGGCACCCAGACGGGCGTCGATTATAATTCGGTGTCAAAGCCGTTTACGATCGCGTTCTTCAGGCCGCCGGTACTGCGAACGTTACCGCAGGCAAATCCCCTAACGGGAGTTATCAAGAACGTACCCCTGAACGTGTATAAATTCAACACACGTAAAGGGGCTGCCCCGTCTGTGAATCAGACGATTATGGTGCCGAAAATCACCACGATCATCGAAGTTCCGGCTGGGGTTGACACCTACGAACCAGAAGAGATTCGTGCGATGATCAGCTGCCACTTCGGTGTCGGCTGGCAAAGTGCGAGTGATATTTCGGTCGCGGTGTTAACAGGTGTTCTATGACCTGGGCGCGGGTAAGTTCCGTTGCGATTGCAGTTGCGGTTGCACTAATTCTTATAGTGCATCTGCCAGCAATTGTAATGGATCCACTCGTTACTGCTTTTTCTCAGGTCAGGAAGAACACTGCGAGCAATTCGACACCGTTCGTATCCATGCCATCGTTGGAAACGACTATGGATGTGGAAACGTCGGTGAAGAAGGCTGAGTAGTTTCGCTCAGTCTTCTACATAGCC